ACGTTACTATCAAAAAGGTATGTTTGCCCTTGCTTGATATTGAGAGGTTTGGAATTTTGCATACATAACTCTTGTGTGGCATCTGTTGTTAAGGATTCATCTACTATCGTTTTAGATATAACATTAGAGTCTGCTTGAGATATTACATACATTGAATTAGTATCAAAAGAATCTGTTATAGGAGTCCAAACATTTTTGATACCAGGACCGTTTCCTGTCCATGCATCTTTATGAAACCCTAATAGTCTACCGTTGTTTTCCTGATCAGGCGTTACAATCCTTATATTTAATGTACGTTGTACCATCCATTCTAAATCTGTTCTGTCATATAAAATATGAGAATAATATGCATCTATTTTTTCTAACATATCATCACGTTGACATGCTTTTTGTAAATGGTATATAAGTTCAGGAATATCTGTTTGTTCTAAATGTATATGTAGTTCTTCAAAGGATTTTAAATGTGGATATTTTTCTTGTGCAATAGTAAGCCAAATATCTTTCCAATTGAATTGCTCTATTGGATAGTCTATTGTCTGGTTATCCCATTCTAGTCTGTATTTGTTTGGCATCTATTATAAATCTTCGTAATTATCTATGCTCATATTTATCGACAATAAATATAGATATGAGACTAGAACGGCTTGACTTCAATACCATAAAAACAATATGGGAAAACAATCTATGGCCAAACAGAACAAGTGCAATAGAAACTCATAGTGTAATGACGTGGCCTTATGAAGGTAATCCTGAACAATATGATATGGATATATTTAATTACCCTGCTACTTTTTGGGGAGCCTATTTAGATAATAAATTAGTAGGTGTAAATTCAGGACACAAAACTACTGACGAGCAATATCGTAGTAGAGGCATATGGGTAGATCCTGAGTATAGAATAAGAGGTGTTGCCCAAATGTTATTCCTAATGACAGCACATCAGGCCAAAGTTGAAGGGTGTGAAATGTTATGGAGCATTCCAAGAAAAATCGCCCTGCCAGCCTATACCAAATTTGGTTTTGAGACTGTGGGCGATTATATTGTTACTGAAACGTCAGAAGCAAATATCTATGTTAAGTTAGCCTTTTGATTGTTGCTCTAACCATTTTAACATAGTATCAGCATCACTTACTTGAAAAGGGTCTCCATCAGAATTATCATCTAATCCTGGTTCTACCCAAATCATTTCAACAACTCCGTTGTTAACGATCATTGAGTATCTCCAACTTCTCATACCAAAACCAATATTAGTTTTGTCTACTAAGAATCCCATTTTTCTAGTAAAAAGTCCTGCTCCGTCTGGAACAGGCTTAACGTTTTGTACACCTAATTGTTTAAACCAAGAGTTCATAACAAATGTGTCGTTTACACTAATGCAATAGATATCATCTATTCCATGTCCACATATTTGATCATAGTATGCATCAAATGTAGGAACATGTGTACTTGAACATGTTGGTGTAAATGCACCTGGTAGTCCAAATACTGCAACACGTCTATTTGCAAACATCTCGTTTGAAGTTAGATCATACCATTCAAATCCTGGTGCTTCGTCTATCTCACGTCTTGTTTTAAATACCACTGGTGGTACTCTGATATCAACTGCCATTATCCTCTCCTATTTAGGTAGTTTCCCATAAGGGTTTTTGTATTTCTTTGCTTCTGGTGTATCCTTTGCCGCTCTCACTAACCAATACAATGGTATTAAGTTTAGCACAGGTACAAAGAAAGCAATTACCCACCAACCACTATGACCTCTGTCATGTAGTCGTCTTACAGTAACACTTAGTGATGCTGGTAATGTTGCCAATAACCAGATCGCTACAAATATTCCTGCGTTGTTATTTTCCGCAAATGGATCTAACCAATTAAAGAATGTAAAACCTATAAGGCTATCTATTCCCATTGCCACTAGAGCAATAATACTTGCGTACAATGTAAAGAACCAATACTCTGGTCTATTACTTCTTCCGCTCCAGTCTTTCCATCTGTCTACTAATACTGTTTTCAAGTTATTAGTAATGTGATTAATTATATTCATTTATTCCTTGTTATATTAAAAACTATATTTATTAGTATTTAAAGTATACCCATCTGATATTTGGCTTCGTCTGATACATGAATATCAGGATTCCAAGGGGGCTCAAATGTTAGATTTAACTTAATCATGTTTACACCTTCTGTACTTCTAACTGCAAATTCTGATTCCATCATAATTAGTTCACCAAAAGGACAATTAGGTGCAGTTAGAGTCATTAGAACTTGCACATCGTTTTCTTCGTTTACACTGATGTCATAAATTAAACCTAAGTCTACTATGTTGATTCCTATCTCAGGATCTACAACTCGTTTTAAGTTACGGCGTACTTGCTCTGCTAAACTAATTTCGCTACTGCTTTGCATAAAGAATCTGATAATTTTTGTAAGTCTTCTTTTGTATTATATATACCAGGACTTACTCTTAGTACACCTTTTCCGCCACTTACTTTATTTACAATAGGATGAGCACATAACTTTCCAACCCTAACAGCAATGTTATCCATTCCTAACAAAGCACTCACATCACTTGGATGATATCCATGGCATGTAAAACTGTAAACATATCTTCCGTTTTGTCTGTAATTAGGATATATTAATTTTAATCCTTGTATGTTAAAGATGTCAGTGTCGCTCATAGCAAAATCTAGTTTTGTAAAGTGTCTTGAAATCTCATTGTAACCAACAAATTTAATGTATTCAGCCGCAACACCTAACCCTAATATACCTGCTATGTTTGGTGTACCTACTTCGTGTTTAGCAGGACCGTCATAAAATTCTACGTTACCTTCAAAGTCATAATGGCTAACAGAACCTCCGCCTAGCCTTACACTTCTCAAACGTTCAAATGGTATTCTACTATACATAAATCCTATGCCTGTTGGTCCATACATTTTATGACCACTAAAAACAGCATAGTCAATAGTATAAGGATCAAACTCATGTGTTCCAATAGTTTGACATCCATCAACTATAACCTTAATCCCTTGATCATGTGCCGCCTTACATAGTTTTCTAAAGTTAGTTCCTATACCAGTTACATTACTATGACTATGTATGGCCAATACTGCATAAGGATACTGTTCAAATAATTTACATGCTTCTTCTGTATTAATAGTGCCACGTTCTGTAACAGGTAGTACAACAAGCCTTCCATTCTTAACTGTTCTTCCCTGTGCCATCCAAGGTAATATGTTTGCTGTATGTTCTGCTTCAGTTGTAATTACGACTGGTGCATCTTTATGCCACTCTGCAATCATGTTTAAACCTTCTGTAGCACCTGCTGTAAACATTATTTGTTCTGTTCTTGCCCCTATTAGTTCTGCTACTTGCTCTCTGGATAGTTCTATATCTGCAGATACTTCTTGACTAATAGAAAAGTCTCCCCTATTAACATTACATCTTTGTTGTTCATAATATCTATTCATACGATCTAAAACACTTTGATGTGTTTGTGTTGATGCCGCACTATCTAAATATACTAGATCAGGATTGTTTGCTAATGTTGGAAAGTCTTGTTTCATTTTAAAAATGCTTCTTTTAATAATTCTGTTGCTTGGAAAGTATCTATACCTTTACTAGTTAAATAGTATAAATCATTTTCGTTTATGTTACTTATTGTACAACCGTGTGTACACTCTATTTCTTTGGTATTAATATCTAATTGAGGTTCTGATACAGCACTTGCCCTATCACTTAACAATAAATTTTTATTGGTAAGGTGTGCCTTAACATCTGTTGCATCATCGTCAACAATAATATTACCTAAGAAACTACTATACGATTTATCATCTAATACAGATTTAACGTCTATATTGCTTTCACTTTCTATATCTTTGTGATGTACGTCAACAACTATATTATTAATGGATTCATTCTTACAATTAAATCTGCCCTTCACATCTGTTTTACAGTTTCTATATGAATCTATATAAAGTAAATCCTGATTGTATAAACTACCTGATCCTATTGTTTCTATATCAAACTTACTGTTAGGGAATTGTACTACTTGAGTCTCTATAACATTAAGACCTTTTTCCTTATTGGTTTCATCATGATATCTCGTAACTTTTAGTTTACCATGTTCTCTAACCAAATAGATTATTTTATATATTTTACATCCTTCTTTGTTTTCAAATGTTTCTTCTATGGTGACATTGGCTCCTTCACCTACATCTATAATAGCAACCACACAATTTAAATCGTTATCCTTATATCTGTCTGCATATTTTACAGTAATTTGAGACTTTGCTTGGTTTTTATATCTGATCCCTACAGGTCCTGTGGAATGTATTAATGCTAAATCACCTATTCTTCCTGTGGGTTCAAAGTAGTCTTGATACAATTTTAATTTGTTACCAAATGTAGTAGGATTATAAAAGTTACACTCATACTTTCCAGCGAAGTAGTCAGAACTTGTAAGATGTAAATATCCATCATCTATTAGTACAAGACTTGTTTCATTATCTGTATCAAAGGATTTTATTTTTGGATTAGTTGTATTTGTATGGTTACGCAATACATCTATCTTCATATTCTTATAAAACTTATTGGACAAAGTATCGCCACTCTTACTTAATGAGGAGTAAACTTCCTTTGCAATATTGTGGAATGGAGACTTCTTATTAATTAGGTTGTTATGTCTCAACCCAACATCTAATAATGAATGAAGATCTGTAAGACTATATTTTACTTCCTTCATCCTCAAATCCGTTTTCTAATATATTGTAAGCAATATCTATATTGTCTGTTTGTTTAGCATACCCAGACCTTTCTATTACTGTTAATGTATTAGGGTTCAACTTTTTAATTAACTCCGCATAATGACTTATAATAATTAAACATTTTCCCTCTTTACTAGCGAATTCATTTAATTTTTCTACTAATACTTTAATAGCATCTACATCTAATCCACTATCAGGTTCATCTAGTATTGCAACTTGTGGGTCTAACATATCTAATTGTATTAGTTCGTTTTTCTTTTTCTCACCACCACTTGCTTCTAAATTTAATTGTTTCTTATCCCAACTAGGATCTAATCCTAGATCGTCTGAAAGTCCTCTAAACTTTGTTAAGTTATCTTTTATAGATATTGGTCCGTTTTTTGCTGTCAAACATTGTTTAACGAATTGAAAATTACTAAGTCCCTCTATTGGAGTAGGGTTTTGAAAACTAACAAACAACCCTGCTTGGGCTCGTTCATATGTTTCTAAATCTAATAAGTCGTTGTTATTAAGTGTAGCACCACCTTCTACCTGATAACTAGGGTTACCCATAAGAGCATGAGCAAATGTACTTTTTCCTACACCATTAGGTCCCATAATAATATGTACACCAGGGCCATACTCTAATGTTAATTGTTTTAGAATAGGAGAATATTCATCAACTTTTATCGATAAGTCTTGTACTACTAACATCAGTGATTCCTTCCTCCATCAAATACACATACAAAATATAATCCTATATCACTTGTATTATATACTTTGTGAAACTCTCCATCATTAATACAAACTACATCGCCTGCACCTACAGTAAACCGCCTATGGTCTATTTCCATTTCGCCTTCACCTGATACAAACATATATACTTCTTCTTGTCCTTGATGTCTATGTCCATTTGTTTCTTGTTGAGCTCTTAAAAATGTACTACTTAAAATTAAATTTTTACCAAAAGCATTGTCTTTTAACAAATAAGTTTCGTTGTCTTTAATAACTTCTCCGCCTATGTCTCTCATATCAACTTTTTGCATTATCCAACTGCTCCTTCCAGTGTTACATTTAATAATTTATTTGCCTCAGCGGCAAACTCTAGTGGTAAATGTTGAAATACATCTTTGCAAAACCCATTTACCACACAATTCACTGCGTCTTCCTCATCCAATCCTCTGCTTTGTAAATAGTATAATGCATCTTCTGATAACTTTCCTGTTGATGCCTCATGCTCTACAATACTGTTGTTATTATACTGCATAACTACCGGTATTGTCAATGCCCTACTGTTATCTAACATTAAACTGTCACATTGTGTATAGTTCCTACTGTTGTCTGCCTTCTTTCCTATACGAACTTGACCCCTGTAAGTGTTTGAACTATCTCCAAAACTTATGCCTTTGGATATAATGGTGCTTTTGGTATTCTTACCAACATGCAACATCTTTGTTCCTGTATCTGCTTGTTGTTTTCCTTTTGTTACCGCAACACTATAGAACTCTCCAACACTATTGTCTCCTTTGAGTATACAACTTGGGTACTTCCACGTAACGGCACTTCCTGTCTCAACCTGTGTCCAACTTACCTTACTGCTTTCTCCCTTACACATTGCTCTCTTTGTTACAAAGTTTAGTACGCCACCAACTCCATTCTCATCTCCTGGATACCAATTTTGTACTGTTGAGTATTTAATTTCTGCCCTGTCGTGTGTTACAAGTTCTACTACAGCCGCATGTAATGTATTCTCATCATATGCAGGAGCCGTACAACCTTCTAAGTAACTAACATAACTGTCCGCATCTGCTATAATCAGTGTTCTTTCAAACTGTCCTGTATTACGAGCATTGATGCGGAAGTATGTGTTTAATTCCATAGGACATCTTACGCCTTTTGGAATATAACAAAAGGTGCCATCAGTAAAGACGGCACTATTTAGGCAAGCAAAGTAATTATCCTTTGAAGGGATAACACTACCTAAATACTCTTTTACGAGTTCGGGGTGTTCTTGTATGGCTTCACTTATACTGCAAAATATAATGCCATGTTTTTTTAATTCTGATTGGAATGTTGTAGCAATACTAACACTATCAAATACAACGTCAACTGCTACTGTGGGTATTTTGTTTTCTGCTTCTATACCCAATAAGGAATCTCTTTCGTGTAATGGTACACCTAACTTATCAAAAGTGTCTAATATCTCTTGTGGAATATCTTCTTTGTTACGGAATTTAGGTGCTGAGTAATAACTTAATGCCTGATAATCTATAGGTGCATAGTTTACATGAGCCCATGTAGGCTCTTTTATTTTTTGTAAATGATCAAAGGCCTTCAACCTAAATTCAGTTACCCATTCAGGTTCGTTTTTTATAGCACTAAGTTTTCTTACTACTTCTTCTGTAAGTCCAGGTTCAAAGTCCTCAGTTTCAGTTGGTGTACTGAATCCTGCTGTATACTTATTCTTTAATTCGTCTAGGTTATTCAATGTTCTCCACCACTATGGTTAAAGGATATTTGTTAAATCTTGTTACCTGAACTGCTTCTTGTTTCTTTTGCTCAGCAATTTCATAGCCGTAAGTTCCAGCAATACCTTTTCCGTCTTCATGTATTTGCATCGTTACATCACGAGCCTCATCAATAGTTTTATTGAATATCTCTACAAGTAACTGAACAACAAAATCCATAGGGGTGTAATCGTCGTTTAATAAAACAACATTGAATCTTTGTGGGAAATCTAATTTAGATTTGCTTATTGTGTTTAATTGTGTCTCTGCCATTATTTTGAGTGTTTAGGTAGTTTTGCTTCTACAAAAAACTCATGTTTTCTTTTAACAGGATTATACTTTTTAATTCTCATCTTTCTGTTTTCTTGAATTAAAGTTTTTGTTTTTACAAATGTGTAGTGATAAGTGTGACTATCCCTTGTTTCTCCTTCTGGGATAAGGTATAGTAACGTTTTTTTCTTATTGCTTTTGCTTGCCATAATATTTAAGTGGGGAGAGTATATTTCCCCTCTCCCCTATATTTATAATAAAGTTTAAGATACTTTAATTTTTTGTGGTTTTAATGCATCAGGAACATTTCTAAATAATTCTACTTTAAGTAGACCGTCCTCTAGTTTTGCACTCTTAACCTCCACATACTCAGCAAGTTTAAAACTTCTCACAAAGTCTCTTTCTGCAATACCTTTATGTAAAAACTCGACATCGTCCATGTATCCGGACTCATCAGGTTTAATAGTACCAGTAATTAATAAGTTTCCGTCTTCCAACTGGATATCTATTTCGGACTTTTTAAATCCTGCAATAGCCAATGTAATGGAATACAGATCATCACCGTCTTTACTGATGTTGTATGGTGGATAGCCTTGTGAATTATTAGATGAATTCATTTGAGTTTCAAACTCATTGAATAGTCTGTCAAATCCGACTGTGGCTCTATATAGTGGGTTTAGTGTATCAGAAGTGATACGAAATTGTTTGCTTACCATGATATTATCTCCTTAAAAAAGCAAGTTAATTTATTTTACTAGTTCTTTTTAAACCCTATTGGCGAATAAAAAGATCGCGGAGTGAGGTCGTTTCTGTTAGTGTGTATCTGTATCTCCTCACAACACTTGGCAAACTTCTTGGTTACTTTAAGTGTTACCACTCTCAGTCCTTTGTTGGTTGCCCCAAAAAATAATGCTAATAGCATCATTCTAATCTTGGATTAAAAAGTCCGTGCTCTTTTGAAGACCTCTATTTCAAAGCCCGAGCACTTTTGAAGACTTAATCTTCCTTGTGCTAAGTCTATAATACAAGTACCTAGTTCTTTAGCACGACGTATGTTTTCCTCATTCTTACCATTCGGTTCGTTTCTCTTACGATCTACTTACCTTGTGTAAGTCTGTTTCCAACTTACGGCAATTCAAATTTTACAGTAGACTTTAGTTTCTTACGATTCTATTGCCCTTGCATTATTTGTTTTGCAAAGTTATTTATCTTTTTACTACTTTCTACCCTTATTTAATGGCGGTAAATTACCATATTCTGTAACAAAATGGTCTAAATATACCATCTCTAAGTCTTTATGTATAGATCTTTCTACAATTTTCTCTTCTCCCATTACATTTACTGTAACAGTAGTAACAGGTAATTGTTTTGCCCATACACTTACTTTGCCTTTCTTTACAGCAGAATAAAGTTCCTCTCTAATAACTGTATCAGTTGTACAACCATTTATGTACCTTCCCAGTCTACTAAAAGTTCCTTTTTTCCATCTAGGATTTTTACCTTTAGTTTCAAGTAGTAAAGGATTTCCTGATTCACCACACTTTACTATGTTATTATCTTTAACAATAAAGTATAGCCAACTCTTTTTATCAGGACCTACGAAATTATAATCAACATTCTCATAGTACCATTGATCATCTCTGTCAGGATGTAATATTACATCACATACCTTACTAAATCCATCTTCTATGTAGTTGTTTATTTTCATGCTTATAGTATAGCAAGACTGTTGCAGAAGTCAACAGTATTTTTATGAAATTCTGCAACTTTTTCTAATGTAAATTCGTCTTTGCTAAATCTCACAAATGCACCTGAAGTATTGTTTCTCCATTCAAAGTCTATAAGACCACTGTCATTTAACATAAATGCAAGTTCTTCACAGTTTTTATCTGTTTTAGTCATCTCTGCTTTGCCTTTTACTCTTAGCAAAAATGATGCACTAGAGTCTAGTAAGTCTACATTCATTTTATACTTTCCAACATTTTGCATACTAACATACTCTTGTGCAACTTTATTGAACTGCCCAGGGTATGCATCATGGATAGATTGGTGTGATTGGAGTTTAGAATCTTTACTTTCCATAGACTCTCTATTACTTAATACCTTAACTTTTTGTTTTGTATCATATGGTCTCATAGATGTAAACCAATTTACACTTATATCATTACCATGCTTATATATTTCAGGGTGTACAATATAAATTTTAAAGTTAGATGTTGCATTCATATACTTTACAAAGTCTCTCATCTTTTCTGTAAGGTCCTCACAAATAATAACACAATCTTCTGTGCCTTGATCAAAACCATACAGCATAATTTTACTTGCGTGTACATCATCAAGCCAGCCTGTAGCATCTTGACATTCTATAGCAAACAATACATTATCATCTGTATCAGTTGCAACAAGATCTATTCTTTTACTACCAGCAGTAGGAACTTCATACTGCATTTTAAACTCACCTGTGTAATCAACTGCTTCTAATAACTTAGAGGACCATTCGTGATTTCTACAAACATCAGTAGTAAATTTTACTTCACCACCGTATTCTTTAATGTTAATTTTTTCCATTACGCAGACTCCTTTTTATAGTTAGCCATTTCTTCTTTAACCATTTTACGATACTCGCCCATTAACTGCCAACCATTAAGGTCGCCTACAGTTTGAATATCAAAACCATAACCTGTTTTCTCACTTCTGTTTGGTGTGTAAGAAACTTGGGTGACTGAACCAAATACTATTTTGTAATATTTTTGTTCGTAGTAGTCGCCTCTTTTGTCACCCGATATCCAAAATGCATTGTCTGTTCTTGCAACTGGACTTAGTTTGGCACCAGTACATCTTTCTATAAACCTTTTTAAAGTTTCAGTAGGCTGATAATCTTTTGAAAGAACGGTTGTGTTTCTATCTTTAATCATTACGCCGCCTCCACTTCAGTTTGTAGTTGAGGATCTTTACGATCAAACCAACCATTAGCAGTTTTATACTGACATTTGTAGTCATTTCTAGTACCACCCTCACCAGGTACCCATTGTTCCGCTCTGCTAATAATAGCAGGGTTCCAATAAGATTCATCACCAGGAGTGTGATGGGTACGACATTTCCACTGCTTGTCCTCATAATAGAACTGTGTAGCAATTTCCCAACTCTCACAAATTGGTCCTTTTCCGTCGCCATTTTTACCAAGATCACGTATCTCCCAGTCGATGATATACTCTTCGAAAGCCTCGTTCTTACTTTCTATTAGTTTACTTAATGTAGGTATGCCATCAGTAACAATACTATTGATATTGGCTTCAGTTAAGTCAGTAACAAAATAAGTGCTACCACCCTTAAACTTCCAATGTGCTTCATCTACACCATGTTCATAACCTTCGTTATGAGCCGCATAGTTTTCTCTGTATTGTGTGTTTATTACTAATGTTTGCATAATTTAACTCCCTTATTAATTTAAACTATACATATAGTATAGCAGGAAAACACATATTGTCAAGTGTTTTTATGCTTTTATTTGCAATTCTTTTTGGTTCATTTTATCAAACCACTGACGCATAAAGTACTTTCTAATGATTGCAACTATTGTAAATACTGTAGTTAAAAATATAGTCATCATTAAATTATTTGCAGAGTCGTTATCATTTATTCCTAGTAACGTTGCTATCCACAATAATACAAAGTTTAAAGGGAAATTAATTATTAATGCAAATGTTGTGTCTACTACTGCTTCTCGCATTGCTTGTTTCTTTTTTATGCTATTCATGAATAAAATATCCTTCCATATCTTTATTAATTTTTAACTTGTTTAATGGCTGATGACCAAACATAATTTTAAATAATGCATAGTCTTGCTCATCTTCAAATACAGCATCAACAATTAATTTTAAACTGTAGTCTGAGTCTCCCCAATTCCTCTCAAAACTTATTTTTGCACCAGACTCTTCAGCCCATTTCCAATATTGTTTTAATGTATTATGTGTTGCGGAGTCATGTATGTAATCATAATCGCCATCGTCTTTTACAACTGCTTCAATTATTCTTACTTTCATTCTTACTTTCTTCAAATTTAAATCCGTCTGGTCTGGCCTTATTAGCATACCAAGGTTCTTTTGTCTTAGACCTTTTATAAAACATTGCTATACCATAAGCACTAATTAAAAACCAAAAGAACTCTATAACCATACTAGGTTTGTTTGGTGTTTCAATTAAACTTACAGTAACAAGTATTGCTACAAGTAAGTTGTTAAAACTGTACCAAAAACCTTTAGGGTCTATTCTATCTAATTGAAGTAAGGCGTATGTTACTATTAATAATGCTACTCCGGTGTATCCAACAAACTCAGGTATTGTCATCTTTTTTATCCTTTTTCTTATTTCCAAAAATCTTTTCCCAATTTTCAGCATATTTTTCTTGATCAGTAGGTTTCTGTACAGAGCCTTTGCCTCCGTGCCATTGTCCTTTACTCTTTCCTATATTTTTATCTTCGCTCATACAAACAACTCTGCTAAGTTCATTAATACTGCTGTACCTGTAATAGCACTACCTATCATAATTGCTTTATCGTTCCATACATGCCCAACATATACCCAAGCAATTGAACTTAAGGCATAGGCTACTTTGCCTAATGTCATAAAGTCTGCACTTTGTAAGAAGACTCCTGATACTGCAAGTATTGTTGCCAGCCATTTAATATAACTGTCTATGCCACCTGTTGGTGTACTAGGAGAAAATATATCTACTTGCTCTTGTGCTTCAGCAAGTTCCTCTTTTAATCTATTACGTTCTGCATTTAGTTCACGTGCTAATTGTCCTGCTCTACTAGTTGAGTCTATCTTCTTAACTTCTTCTTTATATGACTTTTCCATTAGTTACCCAAAAAATATTTTAATAAACCTGATGCAAGTACAAACATTAACACACCATTTAATAACAACAATGCTCTATCCTTCCATAAGAGCCCAACAACCATCCAGCCTGTGACTCCTACAAAACTAAAGATATTATCTAACAAGTTAGCAATTTGACTGTCTATATCTGGTCCATTTATTCTAAACATAGCAGATAGTAAAATAAAGAAACTTGCTGTCCACTTTATATACCAACTTGCGTCTTGTTTAGGTGTAGCACTTTTATATATTCGTTTACTGTTTGCTATTTCGTCTGGATGAAACTCTTGCTTATTTGCCATGTACTTTACTATTCCTTTTATATTGTCTCTTGTTCATTTCTTTATCAAACTCTTTCTCAGTCCACATATAGATTTCTTTATACTTTCTAAAGTGTGGTATCCTTTCGTATGTGTCACAGTCAAAGTCACAGTTCTTACACCATTTTTCTATTGGGTGATTGCATTCAGGCCACTTCCAATCGTGTGGAATCTGTATGTAAGAACTCACTACTGCATGTTCCTACTAAATTCTAATTCTTGTTCCCAATTTTCCTTATTACTAATGTATTGGTCTGTGCCTTTTTGTGCAATGATTAGTCGCCCACCATCCATATCTAATCTGATACTATCTGTTTTTACAATCTCACCATGCCTTCCTATAAAGGTTGCTTCTATATTTCCTTGTTTATCTTCTGGGTGTAGATTTTCTATTAATGTTACGATTTCTTCCTTCTTCATCCTCTTCTCATTCTTGCTATATCTTTTGCTTGATCAGTGCCTTTCATAACTGGTACTGCATTACTTTTGTGCATAGTAGCAATGCCTTGTATAAGGTCACCTGTGTACTTCATAGGCTCCTTCTTAGTACCATGGCTCATGCTCTCACTATTAAATGTACCTGACTTCATTTGCTGTTCCATAAGACTAGGATACTTTTCTCTATGCTCAGCATCTTGTTTTACTCTCCAATTAGTATCAGGCTGTAACTTTGTAAAGTGCCTGTAGTCTCTTGGGTCTGGTCTTTTAGATGCTGTACCATAACAGTAGTCAATATACTCTTGTAGTGTGTCGTATCTCATATGATGCATGTGTCTACGTTTCATAGATCTATTATGCTCACGCCATCTAAGTTCCAGCTCTTTAAGTTTACCTTTAGTAATCTTAGCCTTATACTTTTTAGTATTAATCGTAGAAAACCTGTTATCTAAATGCATTGTCATACACTTATTATAACAGGTTGTATTAGTTTGTCAACTATTTTGTAAGATTTTTATATACTGATTTAGTTAAGTCACCGTATATTGGTGCAAGAATTAGTATAGCAATTAGAAGCAATCCGTTACCTATTTGCTCTCCTGTAAGTCCAGCATTTGTACCTATGTATTTAATACCAAATATTACACCAGCAATTAATGTAAATGAACCTAATCCTATTAATGTGTTTATAAATGTTTTCATATGTTATTCCTAATAAGTGTAAGATTAATTTCTTACTCTCTTATAATAGCATATCTTGTGTCTTTGTCAACCTTTTTATACTATATATAGTACATTTTGTACTATTTAACTAAAATCTTTTAACATTTTTGTTATTTCTAATGCGTGTTGTTCTTCCATACCAATTTGACCTCTGGCATATTCTTCTAACATTATACTTGCATTTTCAACTTCTTCTAGTAATTCTTTGTATTTGTTTACTGCTCTAACTTCATGTTCTAAACTTTCAGTTAGTATTTGAATAACACTATGATCATGTGATTCTTCTATAGGTGCTATTTGTTGACTAGGATGTCCGTCAAAGCCTGTGATATATTCACCTGCAATCAAGGCATGTTGTAAACTTTCTGTTGCTTGTTCCTGTAGGAATGCTACAATAGGAATCCTGTTGGGTCCTGTTATCATTAACGAACTGTGAGCATAACGTACAACTCCTGCCATTTCTAATTCAACTATCTCGTTGAGTAACTCACATACTCTTTTTAAATTTAAATCTTTCATTTGTTATATTTCCAAGTTATCCATATAGTTGCAGTTACCATAAATGCAATTAGTAGTGTTAATCCCATTACCTAGGTAGTCCTGCTTCTATAAAGGCACCAATTGTTTCCATATCCTTTGCGGATAACATTCCTGCCTGTGCCCACATAGTGCTACTCATTGCACCAACCTGTTCTTTATTTTTGTATTGTACAAGTCTGTTTACAATGTATGATTTGTCTCTACCTTGTAAACTTGGAAATGGTCCCATACCACCGCCATCTGCTCCGTGACATGCGGCACAACCTGCCCATAAACTTCTAATGCTACTGAACTCATCAGCACTTGCTAATGCTTGTTTGCGTTGTTCTATCTCTGCTGGTGTTCCATACAGTTTAACATACTCAACATAACATTCGCCTGTGCAACTATGTCCACCTGTGCCACCAGTGTATTCTAACTCTGGGTATACTTTAAATCCAAAGAACACCGCTATTGCTAGTGTTCCTAATAATGCCATTCCTAATTCTCTCATTTCTTATCCTCAGTTCTTCTTACTATCCAAACTACTAATAATGTAAATACCATTCCTGCAAACACATATTCCATACTATTCTCCATCGTAATACTCAAGACGCTCAATGTCGTCTTCGTTTGTTTCTTCACCATATTGTATTTCTATAATATGGCAAGGTTCTGTAGTCTTATTTACAATTTGATGCCAACTACCTGCTCTAACAGTAAAGGATTGGTCTGTTTTAATAACATGGTATGAGTAATGCTCAGGTAAATCAGTGTCAGCACCATACTTAACTTCACATTGCCCTTTACTTACAAACCATATTTCACTTCGTTTAAAGTGTCGCTGATAACTAATTCCTTTACCTGGTTCAATAATAAGTTCTTTTACCTTTACCGCTGAGTCTTGAAACAAATCACTAAACTCGCCCCACACTCTGCGTTCTGTTGGATACTTCCATTCTTTTAATATCCAACTACTACTGTTGGATTTATCACTTCCGCCTACACCAAATTTAAATGTGTAGCCATCTACTGACATCTCTGGAATATTGTCTTTTGTTCTATCACCTCCGTTGCAAAAGATCCTATTATATCCTGGGTATGCTTTCTTTATATGTTTTAAAGTACTACATACAGAACCGTCATTATCACCACCACCAAATACACTATCAACGTATTCAAGTCCTTCTATTATATTTGCACGTTCTTCAAAAGGCATAAAAGGTCTACCTTTCTTTTTAGTTAACCATTCATCAGAGTTTACTATAACACATAGTTGGTCACCATATTTTTTTGCTTCTTTAAATAATTTTAAATGTCCTGAGTGCAAAGGATCAAATCCTCCACTTACAATTACTATTGAGGGTTTTTTACTTTCCACGATCACGCAACCTTCTGATGCGTTCCTTAGCAACCCAAGCCTTTCTTTTCTCTCGTTTACCTTTTAAATATTTTTGTCCGGAAACAGGAGTAGGCATATACTCTCCTTTAGCAATCATATTATCTTGTTCTTTTCTAGAACGTTTCTTTGCTTGATCCTTCATACGTTTTCGTTTTACTGAAGGTTTTTCGTAGTGTTCTCTTTTGGAAAGTTCTTTTTGGAAATCCATTTTTTCTAAAACTTTTTTAAGACGTCTTATAGCACCGTTAACATCATCATATCTTACTTCAATATTTCGACCCTTGAATTTATCTAAGTAATGTTCTTTCTTTTTAGGTTTGCTGTCCCTTTTTGTGTATTTGTTTTTATTAAATGCCATCTATTCCTCTGTAAAGTTTGTAGTCCTCATCTATCTCCTCTCTATTATCGTTAAAAATTAGGATAGGTTTAATTTCCTCTGCTGGATATTTATCGTAACGAACTCCTATAACACCTTTTTTATTGAGCTCACTTGCTCTAAACATTATAGATGTAACACTATTTTCAACAAAAGATTTTAATGATCTTGCACCCACCTTGCTTTGATCTGCAAGTCTGGCTACATTAGATAAGTATTCGTCTTCAAAATGTATATCTAAATTATCTATTTTTAGGAGTGCTTCAGTTTGTGATAAAACATTATTCTTTATGCTACCTAATATACTTTTTAGATGAGATTCGTTTAATTTTTCTAATGTTGCAATCACTGGAAGTCTACCTACGAGTTCAGGTATAAGTCCAAACTGTATTACATCTTGTGGTGTAACTGATTCAAGTAATTCTTCTCTTACCTTGGTGTCTATAAGTTTACTATTGAATCCCATATTACTGTTCTTTCTTAATCGTTTTTCTATTTGAGCTTCTATACCTACAAATGCTCCGCTTAATATAAACAACACATTACTAGTATCAAATTCTACATATTCGTCTGTAAATTTTTTACCTGTACCTACTTTAATTTTTGTTTTAGTTCCTTCTATAAGTCTTAACAAAGCCTGTTGTACACCTTCTCCACTTACATCTCTTGTACTTGTATTGCTCTCAGACTTCCTAGCCTTCTTATCAACCTCATCTATAAAAACAACACCTCTTTGGGCTACTTCTATATCGTAATCTGCTAAACTTAAAAGTCTTTCTAAAACACTTTCTACGTCCTCACCAACATAACCTGCTTCAGTTAATGTTGTGGCATCAGCAATAGCAAATGGTACGTTGAGCTTCTTAGCAAGTGTCTTAGCAAGTAGTGTTTTACCTGTTCCAGTTGAACCCATTAATAGTATATTTGTTTTCTCTAATTCAACATCTTTTACTTGATTAGTAATTCGTTTATAATGATTGTATGCATTTACAGACAATATTTCTTTAGCATAATCTTGTGCCATTATATATTCGTCTAAAAAGGATTTAATTTCCATTGGTTTTGGAATGGAAGAGAAGTCTAAAGTATCGAAACTTAAATTACTGTCTTCTTTTACAATGTCATAACTTAATTTTATACATTCATCACAGATATAAACATTAGGACCTGCTATGAGTTTTTCAACTTCCTCTCTATGCTTACCACAGAAGTTACAATTTAGTTTTTGTTGTGTGTCGTCTGTCATTTATTTTTAGTTATGTACGTTTTATTTATGTCTGGTTCATCATCTGACTTCGGTAAAGGCGTGGCCCAGAATCCTATTTTCTTTCTAACTTCTTCTTCAGAAGATTTTTGTAACAGTTCTAATATTTCCTTTTCTGTTAGATCTTCTTTATTAAGTTCACTGTTAGCCATCAATCTTGCGGCTTCACGTAAGTCTCCAGTTGCGGCTTTTTCTACTTCAACCGGTACTTCCTTTTCTATGACCTGTGGAGGAGTCATTTTAAGATTAGTATTCTCTTGACGTAAAGCAGATATTTCAATTAGTAATTCGTTTACCTTATCTGTGTTTTCTACTTTTACAATTCTTTGTTTGCTTGGGACTTCAACGACTCGCTCTGGTCCTGGAACTTCAACGATTCGTTCTGGTCCTGGGACTTCCTTTTCGACAATGCGTTCAACCTCCTTGATGACCTCAATCTCCTTTGGGACTTCAACTTCAACGATCTTTTCAACTGGCACCTCCCTTTCAACTACCACTTCTTTAATTACTTCAACCGGAACTTCTACTATCTTCTCAACTTCTTTTTCTATTATAACTTCTTTAGGCTTATCGTCAAGAGCCTTTAATGTTTTTTTGTACTTCTTTTCCAATAACGATAAGGCCTTTTCTATTTTGTCCGCTCTTTTTTTTTGGGAGGCACTTTCTGCCATTGCCTTTGCGGCATCTTCTGCCGCACTAGGAAGGTCTGGCATATTATCGCCGTATATTTCTCTGCTTTGTTCTTCAAAATCACTATCCCAATATTTGTCTGGGTCGTCTTCTGGGTCCTTTGGAGTACTAGGTCCTGTGCTTTCTAAATTAATACCGTACCTAAGTAATGTCTGGTTTGCCGCAATCAATAACATAACTGCTAATGGATCAAATACAAAAACAAAAAGTAATATGAATATTCTTATTGCTTTGTCCATTACTGATTGGTCTGATGCACCATAAAGTAATTCAGCCACATATTTAATTGGGCCTACTTCTCGCTCTAAGTCTCTTACTTTACTTTCTGCTTCAAACTTATCGTCTTTTAATACTGCAATGACATCATATATACCATCTATCTGATTATTAAATTCGTCTATCTTAATTAAGTTATCGTCTTGTGCTGATTGGCTATTGTTTCTTAATCTGTTTATTTCAGCATTAGCACCGTTGATTGTGTCTTGTGCTTGTAATCTATATGCATCTATATTTGCTTGTTGCTTGTCTATGTCTACTTTTATATCTGCACGTTGTTGTTCTTGTTGGTTGTACAAGTCGTTTGCCTGTGCAACATAGTCTATTTTTTCTGTAGTGTCTCCTTGGAATATACCACCTTCATCTGTGGTTACAATCTCTACACCTTTGTTTCTTAAATCGTTTACTGCTTTATCTAATACTGCTAGTTGGTCTCTAAGTCTGTCTATTTGTCCTTGTGCATAATCTATATCGCCTTGTACTCTTTGCCATGCACCATCTCTTATAGTTTCTTGTTGTGATATACTTTCACTTACGTCAACACTTCCGCCTATACTGAGTATTCTATCTTCTATGATATCTATTTTATTTTCTTCTCTGGCTATCTGTCCGTCTAGTCTATCTACTTCTGCAAATGCTACAGCACCATCGCTTGAAACATCAGAAGCCGCTTTAGAAAGATAACCGTAGATACCAGCAGATGTAATTAACATAAGAACAATTACGGCACTACTAAGGTATGTTTTTAAGGCTAAGGAAGTTTCGTTCCAATAACGATACAGCCAACTTGCTGTAAGTAGTTTACCTACTTCTAATACACCAGCCATTATGGCTACACTTAGAGGCATGCCTCCAAAGAATATCATAAGTCCAGCAATACTGAACCAAGCGGCTACGCCGGCAATTGCCAGAGCGGTGATTAATGTAAGTAGTCCGAACCACATAATGTACTATTTATCGCTTATTTGTGTTCCATTAACAACGTTTTGGATAAAGGTGTATTATAAATATAGGAATGCATATAGAAAAAATAGATAATATACAAAGTGCAGGAGATCATATACCTGGTCTAGTTGATTTATTTTTAGACGAACAGTCATCTGATAAGTCACTTGTATATACAGAATTTTTTCCTAATATACATAAACACTTTGCAAATGAAATACAACAATTATTTACACTAGGAACATTACACGGCTCTAAAGGTGTAAGTGTAGATTTAGTTTGTTCTCAACCTTCTGATATTTACTATGAAATATGTCCTAAAACTTTACAGAGTTTACCTAAAAACAAAATAAAATACTTTTTACAAAATTACAATGTAATTATACATGATTACGTTGAAGGTTCTTGGTGGTTTAATATGTCTATTACTCCTGTAGAATTTATAAGAAGTCTTAATATCTTACCACGTAATGTAATTTTATCAACTACTAGTGGCGATAACGAAGAAGTTAAAGAACTTAATATAAAATCAGGATTTTTTCCTTTGTGGATGATGAGAGAATATTCAGATCTTCATTCAGAACTTCCACTAGGTATTGAATTTAATTTTAATCCAAAAAAACTTGCTCTCATACCTGCAAGAAAGGCCAGGAGTAGTCGTGTAATATTACTTGCAAAAATGCATGAAAAAAAGTTACTAGACGATTGCGACTGGAGCCTAGTAATAAATTTTAATGAGGATGGAGAAGTTGGAGATTTTTTTACTAGTCCTGCACTTAGTCATAAAAGATTTAATTTAATGGAAACAAGCGATGAACCTTATATAAAAAACTTTTTCAATAGATACAGGAAAGAATTACCTAAAGTGTTTGAGGAAATCCCTAACAACTCTGTAGCAGATTGTAGATTCATTAATGCATCTTGGTTAGGTTCTTATAATTATTATATTGCAACAGAACCAACATTAGGAGGTTCAATTCATGCTACGGAAAAAACTTGGAGAGGAATGGGTTTAGGCCTACCTGTAATTACTCTTGCAAGTGCAGGATTTAATACTTGGTTAGAATCACTAGGGTTTAAAACAATAGGCGACTTTGATCATTTAGACTGGGACGAAAGAGTATTTGCAATAGTAGACTTCTTACAAAAACCTATAGATTTAGAGTATAATGAAAGTGTTGCTAGGCACAATTACAACTTAGTACACGATAAAAAGTTTATACTTAGTTTAATAAATATTCCAGAATAAAAAAAGGGCAAGTAGATATCACTCTTGCCCTCGCTCAAAACTATTCGTTCATCATTTATCTTTCTTCGTTATTTCTCAGAATCTACAAATCGTATCTTCTGAGTGTCTGCAAGTTCGCATGTTGCACTATTGGCTTCATGTTCTCTTACAGTGACCTTTTGAACCCAGCATCTTCCGTTGCTGATATCATTAACAATCCGTTCTGCTTCGTCAAAGGCCTGTTCAGCAAATCTTTCACAACCTACTGCACCAACAACTCTCAGATCAATTAGATTTTTGTCTGCTAGTTCTTGGAATGTTTCAAACTCTGGGTCATCACTTGCTAACAAGTAAGTATGGTCAAACATATGTTTTAACCATTCTTTAAGTGGCTTTAGTCCACCAAAGTCTACGGCCCAGTTGCGATCATCTAATTCATCACAACCAAAAGTAAACTCAAATTGTATAGCATAACCGTGTATTAAGTTACAGTGACTATCAGCTCTCCATTGTCTAAATGCACAACTGTGACCAGTTGCATGTGTATATGTTTTACCGGAATAAAAACGTTTCATACTTGTACCTCTAATATATTGTATATTATATACTCTATTTAGGCAATGTCAAGTACTTTATAGTATAATCTGGTTCAATATACTAATCTTCCATTATTTTTTCTGCTTTATCAAAATCTTCTTGGCTTACAACGCCTTCACGTAATAATTTATCTCTGTTTACCATGTGCTTCGCTTGTACTTCTTCTTTGCTACCGCCAAAGTATGCCACAGCATTTCCTGTTTCAATAAGTACATCTGTCGCTGGACGCCATGCGTCTTTCTCTGCATCATAAACATCAAAGTCACCTAAGATACGACCAAACTTACCTTTCATATCTTCGCCGTCTTTATTGACTTGTGTTTTTAAAACAGGACTTTCGCCTAAAATACTTTTTAATTTTTCTTTTGCGGCTAATCCAAATAACTTTTCTACTTTGTCTGATGTTCTGCTTTCAGGTGTATCAATACCCATCATGCGAACTCTTTCGTCTCTCAACCAGACACCAAATCCTAAATCTATATCTACGTCTACTGTGTCGCCGTCCACGACTTTCACGACGTTACATTTATATTCATACATACTGTTACTCCTAATTGTGTGTATTATAACAGTATATATTTATCGTTATTAAATTACTTTCTATCCCAATGTTTTCTAAAGATAACATTTATAAATGTTTTAAGCATTTGAGTTGACCGACTTTCATTCTTTTGCCTTTGATAGTTATCTAATACAGCATGTGTGATTAAGTTTGGTAAGTCTTTATTTTCAGAGAAATCTACTAAACTATAGTCCTCATTTCTATTTTCCATAATTATAGAATACATGGTATATTCTGAAGTAAGATAATCGTTTACATTGTCATTATGGTAAGAAGTTTGTAAAGCAATTTTTAATGTACTTTTATCTTTACTACTTTTTACATTCATACGAGGTAGGTCTAGATCAAAGTGCTTTTTAAAAAAGGAATCTAAGTTTGGTAGGTCTATCCAAAACGTGGTATCAACTAAACTGTGTATTGTAAATGCCTCCCATAACCAATTAGCAACGTGATAACTATTTGCTAAAGAATAGTCGTTTCCATTGTATTTGAAAAGTTGTATAATCATATGTTCAAAATACTTTTTATTCTTTTCCACAAGCAAGACTGCCGCTCTATCATCTGATATTCGTTTATGACTTACTATTTGTGCATCATTATTAAGACTTATTACTTGTCTATTGTATTTTAAACCTGATTGGTCTGGCAACATAAACATACTGATATCTTCTAGAAGACCACTTATGTATCTATCATGTGGGTCTCTAAAAAGTATATATGCAGTATAGTTTTTTAACTTATTATAAGGAGGTACTTGATATTTTGTATGGTCTATCTCATGCCAATTGCTATCTTTTTTCTGTAATGGATCTGCAACTGAAGTTGTACCATTTTTACCATGGCTGTATATAAGTTGTTTAGTAACTTCGTTGATTAAAAACATACTTTTATTTAGTCTGTTCTAAATAAAAATGTATGGTTCTCGACTACTATTGTTACAGGATATACCGTACTCCAACTAGGTGTTGAAATATTATGATTATAATAATGTGTTGCACCTTTTGTAGGATCACGATACCATATGTTTCGTTCCATTAATTTAACAGCAACTTGCATTGACGTTACCCAATCTCTCATATTGGGTTCTATAACTTTACCTCTTCTAGGTTCTGCTTTATAATATAATTGAGGGGCGTCTTTAAGACCATCGCAATACCAAGCAAATTGACACATGTCTCTAATTACTTTGCCCTTCCATAGTCTTGCTTCGTAAACAACACCACATACAGTATCAGGATACTTAGGATGTTCTACTCTATTAAGTACAACATTGCCTACTGCTTGTTTGCCTTTTAAACTTTCACCACGTGCTTCGTAGTAAATGTTTTGAGCCATACAATATGTTTCATTCAACCTATCATCAGACACAGGGCCTGTTGACATTAACATTGTCATTAACAATGCTTTTGCTGTGATAACACTTGATTCAATCATAAAGATCTCCTAAAAGTTATACTATTATTATAACATTTTTAGTGTTTATGTCAAGTGTCTATTTGACTATCTGAATGTCTGATGTTGCTTCTGTAAATTTATCAGCAATTTGTTCTACTGTAGGACTCATCGCTACGACTGTTACTTTATTTATGCTGATTTTGTTTGGAATAGAGCTCATCATCCAAGGTACGAGACCTAATCCGCCTTCTGGATTTGGTGCAACTATACTTGCTTTGGATACTTGAATAGAAGAATCATCTTCACCTTCGTATCTTGCTATAATCTCTTCGCCTGTAATTATCTTTACAGTTACTACATCATTCTTCGCTATTGGTTTTTCCATTAACATTTGCTTAGTACCGGTTTAGTGTATATTAAAACTATATTTAACATTAAGTAATTAGTTATCTCCTGACTTTCGGCTCGTAAATAAACTTTGAAACAACAATTTTGTTGTATTCACAATGGAGGTTGATATGGATATTCTTAAGAGTGTTGGCGGATGGGCCAAACAACTTACAGATGTCGGTATGAGTGTGATAGCACTTGGAGTAGTACTAGAAGTATTATTTAAAGGTGCTGTTCCTTTCCTAGGAGATATGACTGTAGTAGCAAATATTATGGGTATCTTGAACGGATTAAGCAACGAAGGTCTACTAGGTTTAGTAGGTATTTGGGTCTTGTACCATATCTTTAACAAGAAGTAAACATAACACAAAACTAAAGAGCCCTGGAAACAGGGTTCTTTTTTGATCATTTTACCGCTAATTTAACTGTTTTGTTACTTTTTTGTTAAATATATTTGTTGGGCAGAATAGATTTCAGTCTAACAGTAATAAAAAATCGGCTCCCTCGTAGTAAAGCCTAGAATAGCAGGAGAAACTGCAAATGACTGTTCCAACATTTGATATATGCAAGGTGGCCACCCAGCATTACAATTAGTTAGGATAGTTCCTCTAATTTTTCCATTAGAGCGAACTTCCGAGGTGCATTCCTACTTCCGTGTAGGTGGATAATTTGTGCATCTTTTAATTCACAATCGTTCCATTCGTTTGAATATAATCTTCTTTGCTCCCAATCTTCTAAAAAAAGTTGGTGCCCTTGGTATGCTACTGTAGGTTGTAATGTATTTTTAATTGTCCTGCCTTCTTGATCCCATAACATTTTATTTAATATAAATTGTTCTGTATTCCAACTATTGAAATCCCAGTTGTTTGCCATTTCTAATCCCATGTCCCAAATGTCTTGACTCATGGTACTAGGATAGTATCTTACATCTGCATTAAAGAAATGTTTATGCTGTATGTCATAATGATTAGGTTCAACACTACTTTTAGGATCTGTGTAGTTAAACATTCTGAAGTCATCATACTCACCAAAGAACTTAGTAGGCTTCATCATAATATTATCAGGCCCACAATATAAAATATTTGTGTCTCCCTGTTTCCATATATCATATATTTCAAAGAAATGATCTTTAAATACTTCTTGTATATTATCTACTTCTTTATTAAAAAATATAAACTCCCAATCACCCTGTAAATGTTTTTCAAAAGAACGCAAACTTATATCATGCATTTTCATATACCAGTCGTATAAATCTCCTTCTGCACTACGATCTTCAAACCACATTGGTGACTTAATTTTATATAAACTTCTTATTAAATAATTTTTCATTAAACAAATCTCACTTGAGGAAAGTATTGTATATATTGCGTAGACTTATCTTCTCTTATATTTTGCACATTCGTTTTTATTTCGTTAAAGAAGTTCCATGCAAGAGGAATGACTACTATGTGTTCGTCTATATCTAAACTGCTTCTGTCTTTTATAGGAATGTTAGTGCCTGGTGTAAGTAAGCCTTGTTTAAGTTCGTTGTCATCAACTATCCAGTCCAACTGTATATCGTTTGCATTCAATACAGTCATACCTTTAGCCGCCGCACCATAACCTACTACGGGTGTGCCTTCTGCTTGACACTTTGTAACTAAGTCTTTTAACTTCTCAACAATACTTCTGGCATTATTACCAAACATTTGATAGAAGTTAGGATTGTGCCTGCCTTCTTTACCTTCTTTCCTTATAGTTTCTGTAACTGAACTTTGCACGTCAGCACCCTGATGCTTTAATACAAACACATAACTATCTCCATGTATAGGAGTTATAACTATATCTGTTAATACTAATCCTGCTCGTT